CGATCGCCCGCCGAGATGCCGCTTCCAAGCCCACGGTTGAGGACGACGAGAGCGACGAGCTGTGACCCTCACGCCCGACCACGCCGCCCTCGCCGACCTCGCCGCCTTCGCCCGGGTCGAGGTCATCAGCCGAGACGTGGAGCCCTGGGCCGACGTGCTGCGCCACCTGTACGCCGAGGGCGTGGTCGACACCGAGGCCGCCCTGTGGCTGGTGACCCTCTACAACACCTACGACAGCCTGGGCTCCGCCTGCGCAGTCGCTGCTCGATGGCCCGGGCCGTACGAGCTTGTGACGGCCCCCGACTTCCCCGACAGCGCCCAGTACGAGTGCACCCAGGAGCGCCGCAACCTCCGTGGGGGCAAGGTGCTCATCCGGCACGAGTCATACGCCTCCTTTGTCACCGGGTTCAACGGCACCCAGGGCGGCTGGATCGGCCGGGGCCTCCTGCCCACAGCCACGCCCCAGGCCCGCTGGGAGCCCATGACGCAGCACCTCCGAGGCGTCTGGGGGGTGGGCCGCCAGGCCGCTTTCGAGTGGGCCGAGTTCCTGGCCAAGGTGATGCGCCTGCCGCTCGACGCCCCCAACGCCCAACTGTGGGAGAGCGAAGGCCCCCGCCGGAGCTTGCAACGCCTCTACGGCAACCCGGCCCCCGACAGGGCGTGGCTGGACGAGGCCGCCAACGAGTGCAAGGCGTTCCTCGAGAACGAGGGCGTGCCCCTGTCCTGGCTCGACTTCGAGACGGTCATCTGCGACTTCAACGTGATGCGGGACGGCCGCTACTACCCGGGCCGCCACCTGGCCGCCCTCCGGGAGGAGATCGACGGGGTGGCGGGCGACCTGCGCCCCCCGCTGGAGAGGGCGTGGAGGTTCGTCGTGCCCCCCGAGTGGCAGGACATTCCCCCCGGCATCGACAAGGCCAAGCTGCCCGTGTACCGGGACTCCGGCAAGCTGCTGGTGTCCGCATGACGCCCGAGGAGACGGCCCGCTTCCTCAACGGCTACGCCCGCCGCCACGCCGCCGGGGCGTTCGCCACGCCCCTTGCCAGAGAGCTCGGGCCGGGCAACGTCCGTCTGTGGGAGAACCCGCTCGGCCGCACTGTGGCTGTGACCAAACGGCTGACCCGGGACAGCGTCCGCACCGACTGGCTCGGCCAGCCGTACACGCTTCCCCGGGGCGCCACCATCGTGACGCACCTCGGCCGGGAGACGGGCTCCCCCATCCCAGCCGACCTGGACGAGTACCACGCCATCTACGCCTACGCCGACGACCTGGAGCTGACCGCCGGGCTGGGCCGCCTCGGCCGGGAGGTCACAGCCACGAGGATCAGCGCCGCCTCCGAGATGATCCACTGCTGGGGGTGGCCGGGCACCGCCCGCCCGACGCCCCTCCTCGACGGCCTGACCGTGGTGCCGGTCGCCACGCACTCGGGCGACCTCCTCAACGCCTGCCGCCGAGAGCTCGCCCGGGCGACGGGGTGGGCCGATGACTACCCGTTCTACTCAGACGGCTCCTGGTCGGCGCTGTCCCTCCGGGGCTTCGACCCGGACCCGGCCTGGGGGGTGAAGCCCGCCGAGATGGGCCGCAAGTGGAACGACGCCCACCCGGGGGCTCTCCGCCGGACGTGCGTCTGGACCGACCTCGCCGACCGCTGCCCCACCCTCGTGCAGATCGCCTCGCAGCTGCCCGGGGCCGGGCTGGAACGGGTCCGCCTGATGCGCATGAAGCAGGGGAAGCTCGCCCGCCACACCGACATCACCGACAAGGCCAGCGGCCTCCGGGACGGGCAGATCGCCCGCTTCCACCTGCCCCTGATCACCAGCGAGCTCGTCGCCCTCCACGTCTGGGAGCTGTCCGGGGAGCTCCACAACTGGCACCTCGACGTGGGCGTCTGGTACTACCTCGACGCCCGCAAGCCGCACGCCGTCACCCAGGGCGACCCTGACCTCGACCGCATCCACCTCGTCGCCGACGTCATCTGCGACGAGTCCACCCGCTCCTACCTGGAGGCTTCATGCTCGGCTGCTACCTGATCGGCCAACCTGGCGCCGGCAAGTCCACCCTGTTCCGGGAGGTGACCCAAGGCATTCCGAGCTACGAGAGCTCCCAGCCGTTCGCCCACACCGTGTACCTGCCCGAGCCGTCGGGGGGCCGCCCGATCGGCGCTCAGCTGGGCCGCCACCACGAGACGTTCCCGGGTACCGACCGCCTCAGCATGGCCGTCCAGCCCGACGCCGAGGCGTGGGTGCGCTCCGCCCCCTACCCCGTCATCATCGGCGAGGGCGACCGTCTCGCCACGCTCGGCTTCCTCACAGCACTGACGGAGGCGTGCGACGAGGGCTGCACCATCCTGTGGCTGGACACGCCCCAGTTGACCGCCAGGGCCCGGGCGACCCGCCGGGGCTCAGCCCAGACGGAGGCGTGGGTGAAGGGCCGCCGCTCCAAGGTCAACCGGCTGACCGACCTCCTGCCGGTGGTCCGGCTCGACGGCACCCTCAGCCCGGAGCTTCTCGCCGTGCAGGCCATCGGGGCGTCCCCCGCCTTGCAGGCGCTCCACGCCCTGGTGCCCGGCCTCTGACCAGGCTCGTCCCGGTAGACGCCCCAGGCTAACCCGTGTTAGCCTGGGTAGGCCCCCAACCGGGGGGCGTCACACACAGCCCAAGGAGAGCCCCAACATGCCCGACTACTTCGAATCAGGCTTCGCCGTCCGAGATGTCTCCTGGCACGGCAAAGAGACGCTGCTGCAAGAGCACCCCGAGAACTGGGCGGCAGCCCGCATCCTCGCTGGCCTCGACTGGGAGCCCGAGTACCAGGACCTCTACGTCCCCGAGGTCATCCCCGCCGGGGAGAGCGCCCCCGAGGGCTCCATCCATATCAAGGCGATGGGCAACGACAGCGCCGACCTGTGGCACGTCCCGGTCAACGGCCACCAGGCCATCATCCGCAGCGACAACCGGAAGGTGCTCGCCACCCCCAAGGACTCGTTCCGGCTGATCAGCAACACCGAGATGGGCGACCTCCTGGAGGCGTACAGCGAGGCGTGGCGCAAGGCCGGAGCCAAGGTGCTGTTCGACACCGCCGGGTCCGTCTACGAGGGCCGGTGGGTGTACGCCACGCTCCTGCTGGACGAGCCCTACACCATCCCCGGCGACCCCAGCCCCATCCTCCCGTACGCAGCGTTCCTCAACGCCCACGACGGCACGGCCGCCTGCAAGGTCGTCAACACTCAGGTCCGGGTCGTCTGCGCCAACACGTGGAAGATGGCCGACGTGGAGGGCGAGCGCTCTGGCCGCCAGATCGTCATCCGCCACACGTCCGGTGCGACGGAGCGCCTGGAGGAGGCCAAGGCCGCCCTCGCCAGCGTCCGTGACGAGGTGGCGAACTACCAGATGCTCGCCACCGAGCTTGCCTCGATCAACGTCTCAGACGCCCTCGTCAAGACGTTCCTCAGCGAGTTCATCCCGGTGCCGGAGAACAGCTCCGAGCGCACCCGGACGGCCCGCCTGGAGCGCCAAGGCATGTTCATGGCGCTGTACGCCTCGTCGCCCACGACCGACGGCATCCGGGGCACCGCCTACGGCCTCGTGCAGACGGCCGGGGAGTACCTGGACCACCTGCGCCCCGTCCGGAACAGCGACACCTACCTGGCCCGCACCCTGTTCAACAGCGAGCCCATCAAGGGCAACGCCGTCCGCCTCGTCCGAGAGCTCGTGCAGGAGGGCGTGTGATGGCCGCCCCGTCCCTGCCCCGAGTGTCCGTCACCCCTCCCCCCCTTGCGGGGGGAGAGGTGCGCTCGGGCTCCCTTTCGCTCAACGCCGTGGCGGCCTGGAACACGGGCGTCTACGCCGGGGAGCTCCTGCGCTTCGGCTTCGACGTGGAGCTCCGGGACTACCACGCCCGGGGCCTCACCCAAGGCCTCCTGTGGGTCGGGCGTCCCGGCCTGGAGCCCGGCATGGTCCGGGTGGAGCTCGACCCGGAGAGCAACAGCCTCCGGGGCGTCTGGGACCGCTGCGTGGTGGTCCTGTACGGCAGCCAGCTGAACGCCCTTTCGGGCATGGTGCGCCGGAACCTTCGCCGCCTCAGGGAGCACGGCTCCGGCCGCCCCCCCGAGACGGTGGCGACCCAGGAGGCTTTCCTGGTGCGTCTGCTTGAAGCGCTGGCGGAAGCCGGGGCCAACAACCGATACGACGCAAGCGCCCGCCCCGAGCGAGCTCTGACCGTCGTGCCTGACTACGAGGAGAACTGATGCACAGACTCATCCGCACGGCCGCCGCTGCGGCCCTCGGCCTCTCCGCCCTGTGGCTGACAACCACAGTCCCGGCTGGGGCCACCAACCCGCCTCCCGTGTGCGAGAACAACGGGCGTGAGTTCACCTACAACCCGTCGACCACCCAGTGCACGCCCCCGACCACGGGGGCTACGACGACAGGGGCGACCACCACGGCCGCCACGACCACGACAGCCACCACCCTCCCGCCGACCACCACCGTGCCGCCGACCACCACCACCGTGTTCAACTGCGGCCTGTGTGC